CTACAGGGGCTCTTTCCACCTTTTTAGGCGGGGTTTTGTTTTCCGCCATTGTGGCGGCGATTTCGCCTTCTATTTCGTAGCGGAGCAGGATGGCCCGTGCGCCCAGCATTTCCATTGTGCGGCGGGACACGGCCCCTGTTTCGTCATACTCGTGAAGAGCGAACTGTACTGCGTACAGAATACTATGTTTTTCGACACTCATTTTATTCTCCCGTATTTGATCGACTAAGACGCTTTCTTTTTATTCTTACTGCCCTTGGGCCTGCCCCGCTTCTTTGGAGCATCCGACTTCTTGACTAGAGTCGGAGCAACTTTGGGCTTTTCCGGCTCAACAAAGAACATCGGAAAGAACATCTTCAACAGTGATTTCAACATTGGTAATCCTTCCTATAAGACTTAATGTTAATTATCCCATACCATAGCTAAAAAAATAGGTCAACCACATATAGTAGTTGCCTATTTGTCTTGAAGCTGTTTTACGCGGGCTTCTTTGTAACTTTCCCACATAATACGAAGCTGGCCCGAAATTGTTCGGCCCTCTGCTTTTGCTATTGTTCTTATCTGTTCGTACACCTCAATCGGCACCAAAACAGACTTCCATCGTGTTACATCCATTAAAAACTCCTAGATATGGTATTTATATAAGCGACTATATAGGAGATGTTGTATTTGCACAAGAAAAAAGGCCCCGCCGAAGCGGAGCCAGTTCAAGGGAGGAATACCATGAAAAAGCTTATTCAGCCTCGCCCCAGCTTGGGCCGATCTCAACATCGCATTTGCTTGGTATCTCCAAGGGTATAGCATTTTCCATTATGTTGGCAATTCCTTCTGCATCTTCACGATTTTTCACAGAAATAGCTATTTCGTCGTGAATTTGAATAAGCGGGATGCGCCCCTGTTCATAAATATTCACCATTGCCTGCTTGGTCATGTCCGCGGCGGACGCTTGGATAAGCCTGTTCAGGGCTTTATATGTGTATGCCCGCTTCAGTCTGGTGGTCTCGCCGTACTCTTTGACAGCATCTTGGTATGGCATAGCCTTGTTCATGGCGAACGTATCGGGTTCCCACAGATCGAAGCGGCATTTGCGGCCTAGTATTGACCGGATAGAGCCGCTTGATCCGCGGTCATTGAGCCGTGATTGGACGCCATTCATCAGTCCTTTAACGAACGGGACGCGGTCGTGGTACTGCTTAACCAGTCCTTTGGCCTCATCTACATCAATATCTAGCTGGTCGGACAGTTTATTAACGCCCATCCCGTACATCATACCCAGATTGATTGTCTTGGCCTGCTTTCGCGGGATGCTAGCCATCTCTGCCACCATTGTATGGAAGTCCATGTTGGGGTCGTTGCGGTATCCCTCGACAAATTCTTCCACGCCAGCCATCTGTTTGCCGCGGGATTTGCCGTAAACATAGGAGTAATGCACCAAGATGCGCGGTTCCTGTTGCGAGAAATCAATCGCCGCCCACTGCTCACCTTCTTCCGGCAGGAACAGACTGCGTATCATCGGCCCCAACTCTGGGTCGCGGGCAGGGATTTGCTGTAGGTTGGGGTTTGACATTGATATGCGCCCCGAAACCGTACCGCCATCGTCTGACCGGATTTGGTTGATATGACCGTGGATACGCCCATCTGAGCGACAATGCTTCATAATCGTGTTGATAAACGTGCCGCTGGTCTTGTTCAGGTTGCGGGCTTTGACGATTAGCTGAGCTAGCTCATGCGGGTGGTCGGATAGGAACGCTTTGGTAAATGACGGTGCGCCCTTTTCTGTTTTTGGATACGGGATGTTTAATTTATCAAAAGCTTTAGATATAGACGCGGCGGCCCAGAGCTCTACGTCGGTGCCCGCCACATCTTTGATGCGTTTAATAATTTCTTTTTCTTGTTTGATTAGGTGGTTTCTGGTGCGCTCGACACGGTCTTGGTCAACACGGACACCGCGCCAAGTCATGTCAATCAGGCACGGTAGAAGCTGTAGCTCAAGGTTTGCTATGGGCCAGAGCTCTTCTTTAGTTAGTTGTGTGGACAGGTAGTTCCACAAATCGAGCGTAATCTCTGCATCATTCTGTGCGTAGGGCCCGACATACATGGCAGGCATCTTCCACATCTCCGCTTTAGGGTCGAGCCCGAACTCACGGGCAGCTTCTTGCAGAGTTTTCTCTGTCTTGATTTTGCCCAGCAGGTCGTAGCACAATGCGTTCAGGCTGTAGCTGAAGCGGTTCTCATCTAGCAGAGCGGCTACCAGCATAGTGTCAATAATGCGCCCGTTTAGTTTGAACCCCATCCGGCGTATCCAGCCTGCATCATATTGTGCGTTGTGCATGATCTTGTCCGCCGGACACTCAAACACTTTCTTGAGCCACTTGTTAACTATACGCTCGTCAAGATTGCCCCCGCCAAGGTGGCGGATGGGGATGTATCCAGCCCAGTCTGCAACAGCTACTGCGTAGCCTACAACTTCACCGTCACCGGTAGGCCATCCGGGCCCGTTGGTCTTGATGTTAGGGTCGCGGGTTTCTACGTCGATGGCTATTTGCTTTGCATCGAAGATGTCGGGTAGCTCAGCGGGTGGCACCCACTCGCTTTTAGGCCCGAACATTGTCATTTGTAGTGCCATCTTTTTTCCTAACTGCGGCCATTTCTGTGCCTTGGAGTATAACCGTCCAGCCCGTTTTTATATAGTGGTCGAGCATTTCGATGCGAATAAATTTAGTCATTAGTCTTCTCCCCCTAATGCGCCATATCCGCAGATGTCTATCCAGCTATCTTCATGTTCCGGTGTTACCGTAAGCCTCGCCAATTTAACGGCAACCATGCACTGGTAGACTTGTGACACAGATACTTCCTTGCCCAGAAGCACTGACCACATTTTAGCAATGCGCTCATGGTTGTCGTGAGCATCGCCATAAGCTTTGGCCCGTGGGCCGTTGACTAAGGACTCTGCCTTAGACAGGATTTCTTCGCGTTTCATTCTGTGCCTCTACAATATGTTTATCAAAACCGTGGTGGTTAGCCACTGCTATAGTTATAGCTATTAAAACAAAAGAAATATAAGCCGCGATAATTAGCTGGAGCGGCAATTTAAAAAACAGGATGATGTTTATAAAAAACTTCATATCCAGTAGCTCCTATTCGCATCTTCAGGTTCAACCAAGTATAGGTTCTGCTTGGTTCTGGTAATACCGACGTAAAATACGCGGTGCAAATCATCCGGTGCGGATTCAGCCGCCTTGGCCGCCGCAGGGGACAAATCGGTGTAGAGCACGACGTTTTCTGCCTCGCCGCCTTTAGAGCCGTGGATCGTGGACAGTTCTATGCGGGGTATGGCGTTAAACTTTTCGCCGCGTCGTAGCAGAGCCGTGATGTACGCACGTTCGCCACTGGGCATCTTATCCATAGCCTCGTGCCATATCATATCAACGGTGGCGACAAGGCCGTGGTCGCGTTGCAACTCTTCCAGTGAGACTGTCTCGTCGTCATCTAAGGCAGGTAATTTTTTAAATCCGCGCTTGACTCTATCTCCGACAGACATATAACTGTACACGGTTCGTGCGGCCTTGCCGGTAATACGCTTGCCCTTCCTCATTTGTTCCCAGCCATTGACGGCCTCGCTCAAACTTTCTGAGATTGACCGATATCCGCGACGGCTAAACAAGAAGCCCCTGCTTTTTAGATCACTTGCGGTAGCGTCGAGAAAGTATCCGGCTTGAGCCAGCACGAGCCACGATCCCTCAGAAAAATCTATCTGCCCCGTATCAATGATGCGCTGGACGTTACCTGCATCTTGGCGAGGTAAATAGGTCTTTGGTACGCGGCGATTGATGCGTTTGACTATGCGTTCGGCTAGTGGGTGTACGGAAGCTGGTACGCGGTAGGATTGCTCCAGCACTTCGTAGCCACCGTTGAGGCTAATAAAGTGTTCAACATCGGCACCCGCCCAGCGGTAGATGGCTTGGTCGTCATCTCCGGCGCAGTATATGCGCTCTGAGTGTTGCTCCAGAACGTGAGCTACGTCCCATTGTAGGGGTGACAGGTCCTGTGCTTCGTCAATAAAGGTTAGTGCCAGACGCGGGCAGAAGGCCGCGCCCTCTCGCACAAACACATCCAGCATATCTGTAAAGTCATACAGGTTAAATCGGTTTTTATATTCTATCAGGCTGTCTGCCACATACTTCACGTTGCTCCACGGCATATCCATGTGGCTTTCGTCGTACTGTTCGCGCAAGTCTACCTTACGCAGGCGGGCTAGGTTTATCAGGCTGATTAGCGGGTTACTGTTTTTGTTCAGGTCGAACAGTTCCTCGCCGCTAACTTGAGATGCGTCTACCCGCAGGTCGATACCGCCCAAGGCGTGGCCTAGCTCTTTGTAATGCTCTGGTTGCATTACCTGCTCTTGACGGATGCCGGACAGCTTCAAGGCAAAACTGTGCAGGGTACGGAACCAAGGCAGTTGTGATTTATCTAGCTTGAACCGTGTGCAGGCACGTTCGACAGCTTCGTTAGCCGCTTGGCGGGTAAAGGCGAAGTAGCCGATATGCGCGGGGTCAACTCCTGCGGCAAGGGCCTCATCTACTTTGTTAAGCAGCGCGGTAGTCTTACCCGTTCCGGGCGGGCCGTATATACGGAATATTTTAGTTTCCATCTTCTGGCCTATAGGGTTTTTCCCAATCCTTGGTGTGGTCCACGATAGCCTGTTGTTCGGCAACTATCTGATAGATGCGTTGGCGGGACAGGTTGTATTTGTCGGCTATTGCTTTGAGGGTGCGCTTTTCAATGACGCGATCC